GACCAGCCTGCCCAATAGGCGGTAGTGCCGGTGACAAATGTTCCGCCCCATTGCCAAAAGTAGTTGCTGGCGATGACACCTGACGCATTGCGGAATTGAAGATAGAGATCCGCGCCAGTCGTATTTTGGGTGTAATCCCACATCAAACGGTATCCGCGATAGTCGGCATCAAATACGCTTGTGAAGTCAATCGTGGCGGTGGCTGTCACATCTTTTGTCTCAATAAGCCATAGACCGATTTTGTCCATCATCGCGGCGGTCAGTACTTGGCCGGTGGTGAAGTCGGGGGGTGTGGGCATTGTGTCTCCTTACCAGGACAGTCGGTTGGTGTCGAGGACGCCGTAGTTGGGGTCGTCGAGGATGAAGAACGGCAGGTAGGCCGCGGAAGCCAGGTTGTAGCTGAAGGTAGACCCGGACGGGGTGGCCTGAAAGGTGGACCCGAGGATGCTCATGTAGTAGCTCGTGCCTCGGAAGGTCACATTGGTCCTGTATCCGAGAATGTCGTACCACTCGTATCCGAGGTCGAGCGCCCAGGTGTTCTGTGCCTCGGACCGGCAGGTGATCTGGGAGATGCCGACAAGGGGCGTCTGGTAGAGCGCCAGGTAGTAGTTGGCGAGGTCGAGGGCTTGGCCGGCGGAGCCCGAGAATGTCTCGAGCTTGAGCGTTCGGTAGGGGCCGGCGCCGGTGAACGCGACGGCCTGCCCGTATGAGTCGGTGTCGATGATGATTTGGGTAAAGTAGTTTTCGACCTGGGATGAGAGCTGTATTTCTTCGTAGACCTGGTTGGTGGCGTTGTTGGTGGTGTCGGAGAACTGCACCGGGAGACTGCCGACGAAGTCCTTGGTGTAGACGCCGAGCTGGCCGCCGCCGTCCTTGACTGTGGCGGAGAGGGTGACGGCGAACTTGTTGATCCAGTCGGCCCATGAGCCGGTGACGGTGGAGGTGTCGATTGTGGGGGAGGTGTCGACGCTGAATGTCGTCCCGATGGGGAGCCCGGACTCGGTGGCGGCCTCGCCGAGCGCGTAGGCGGCGTTGGTTGAGACGATGGTGTTGCCGTTGCCGTCGAGGCGTCCCCATTCGGCGAATGAGCCCTCCGCGGTGACGGTCACATAGTCGTATTCGCCGCGGTTGGTGGTGGTGTTGTAGACCTTGCCCCATTCGACGGTGACGGTCGCGATTTTGCCGGTCCACATCGTCCGGGTGGTGCCTGTCCGCTTAAGGCGGACCCATGTCCCGGTGACCAGGGCGGTGTTCGGGCTGTAGAACCCGGTCGGATACCGCATGACGAATGTCAGCTGGGACGGCTGGAATGTGTCGATGAACGCGGTCCGCCCGATGCGGCCGTTTATCGACTGGATGTCGGTGAAGTAGCTCCAGGTCGAGAAATTGGTGGAGTACTCGATTGTGTAGTTCGAGACTGGCATCAGCCGGCGACCTTGATTGGGACCGACCCGTTCTGCCTCATGTAGCGGCGGAGGGCGTCGACGATGGCGTTCGGGTCGCCCCCCTGGACGGTGATCTGGTAGGTGTTGCCGCCGGCGCCGGCGCCGCGGAGCCTGTCGAGGGGGATGACGGCCTCGGGGCCTGCCTCGCCGATCATGGCGAGGGTGGGGCCGGTGACTATGCCGCCGTCGGCCAGGAGGGGGATGTCGGGGACCTCGAAGCCCTTGCCTCCGAGCCCGGGGACCCAGCTGGGGACCTTGAATGAGAGCTTGCCGAAGGTGTTGTTCCACAGGGTGGCGATGCCGTTGAAGATTGTCTTGTAGACGGACAGGATGGCCTTGACATAGTCGGTGATGAAGTCGATGCCGACCTTGGCGGCGCTCTTGATGAAGCTGAACACGCCGTCGACGATGTTTCTGAAGGTCTCGAACTTCTTGTAGGCGACGACCAGGGCGGCGCCGACGGCGACCAGGGCGACGATGAACAGGGTAAGGGGGTTGGCCATGAGGACGGCGTTCCATGCGGCCGTTGCGGCGGTCTGCAACGCGGTGATGGCGGCCGCGACCTTGAGGTAGGCATTGAACGCGAGAACGGCGGCGGACAGGACGCCGATTGTGCCGGCAATGGCGAGGAACACGCTTTTGTTGTCTTGCGCCCAGGTCGCGAACCCCATGAGGACCGGCAGGAGGGCCTCGACGGCCGGGAGGAGCGCGGCGCCGATGGACTCCTTGGTCTCGGCGAGGGACAGCTGGAAACGCTTCATGCGGCCGGCGGCGGTGTCGGCGGCCTCGGCGGTGGCGCCCCCGAATGTCCCCCCGAGGGCGGCGAACACTTCGTCGAGGCTGGCGCCGTCCTTGATCATGCCCTTGAGGCTCGGGTCGAGCTTCTGGAGGGCCTTCATGTTGCCGCCGTAGGCCTTGGCGAGCGCGTCGGCGACGCTACCGAGGTCCTTGCCGGTGGCGGCCGAGATGTCCATCGCGAGGGCGGATGCCTTCTGTGCCTCCTGGACATCGTAGGTGGCCCTGGAGAGGCTGGCGAGCGCCGGTCGGAGGTCGTCGTCGGCGACTCCGTAGGCCTTGCCCATGTACTCAATCCACTTCTCGGTCGACGCGATCTGTTCGTCGGTGGCGCTCGCCGAGATTGACAGGGTACGGGCCAGCTCCTGGCTGGCGGCCTGGTCCTCCATCGCGCCCTTGACGGCGTCGCCCAGGGCGACCGCGAGACCGCCGATGGCGGCGGCGGCCGGGACCGCGGCCTTCTTGATGGCGAAGCTGGCCTTCTCGCCGACCGTTTTCAGGCTGGCGAACTCCTTCCGGGCCTTGTCGATGCCGTCCGACTTGAACTCGGAAATGATGGGGAGAAAGATTGCCATTTACGCGACCAGCTTTCGGTTGACCATCTCCATGATGTCCTCGCAAGCTTTCAGGATCTCGACTGACGCGAGCTCTCGGATTGTCTTGACCTTGCGCCACATACCGCGTTGTGCTTTCCCGTAGTTGGCGTTCAGCACATCGAGGAAGGCCTGGGACTGGTCCGGGTCGCGCCGGCGCCCCTTCTTGTCCTTTCCGCCGCCGCCGGCGGCTCCGTCACGAAGGCCGGCGATGTCAAACAGGGCTCCGCCGGGGTCCTTCTGGACCAGGGTTACGACCGCGTAGGCGTTGCCGAACGACCGGCCCCCGATCTGGATTTGGACGCCCTTGTCCACCTTCGGTTTGTCGTAGCCGAGACGGCCCTTTTGGGACCAGCCGCGGAGGTCGTTGTTGATTTGCTGGTTGGAAGGGTAGGTCTCCCGGGCGATGTTGGAAAGCTCGGCGCCGGCGGCCTTCAGCCTGTTTTGTGCCTTGAAGCGGAGCGTCTTGTCAATCTTGCCGAGCTCCTTGAGGGCGTCGCGGACGCCGTACACCTCGATGCTAGTGGTGGCGACCACGGCGCGCCTCCTTGGCTCGTTCGTTGATGACGGACACGACGGTCGCGAGCTCGTCGACATCGAATGGGACCGTCGCCGGCCAGTAGCCCGTTTCGACCAGCACTTCCGCTAGTTGCCTTCCGTACTGGCCGGCCCGGTAGGGGGGACCGGCACCTGGACGATGTCGATGTCGTCGACTTTCTTGATGAAGTCGTCGAGAGTCAACGGGACCGGGATGTTGTTGAGCTTGGCGGCTTCGTGGGCCATGAACAAGAGGTCCTCATGGCCGACCGCGCCGGTGGCGAGCTCGGACGATTTCCTCTTGAACTTGCGTTCCCACGCGACAATCACATAGAGGTTGGTTTGGACCTCGAATGTTTCGCCGTCGGTCTGTGTGACCTTGATGATCAGCTTCATGTTGTTCCCCCTGGGGCTCGTTCGGTCAGGTGTTGTCGCGCGACCAGGTGCCGCCCGTGAAGGTGACCTCGACGGTGGCGAGCTCGCCGATGTTGCTGTTCACCGGGGTGAAGTTTTCCAGGTACGCGCCCGTGATGGTGTACTCGGGGTTGGTCGCGGACTCGGTCGTGCCGGAGGGGCTGATCACCAGGGTGGAGCTCTTGCCGACACAGGCGGCGAGGGCGTCCTCAACCTCGGAGGACCCGTAGCTGAGGTACAGGGTGAGGCTCACCTCGACGGACTGGAGCCCGGCGGTGTAGGACCTCCCGGTAGGGGAGCCCGAGCTCGTGAACGCCGTCGTCTCCAGAGCCTCGTTGCCGACCGTGATCGTGACCGTCGAGGCCTGATCGCTGAGGTCGTAGGTCGTGGCGCCCTGGGTGAGGTTCACGGTCGCGTTCGACAGGAATGTCGTTGTTGCCATTGTTTGTCCTTATCTGTTGGTTCCGACCCGGGCGACCAGGTCGTAGGTTGGGAGCTGTTGGTTGCCGTAGTCGGCGAGGCTCGGGGAGCCCGACTCGACGATGATTGTCGAGGCCATGATTGTTTCGACGGTGTCCATAATCCACTTGTTGGTCGCCGCGTTGCCGGGGGGCGACCCACAGACGCGGAGCGTGACGCGGACATCGGACACGGCCTTGGCGTACTGGCTGAAGCTGGGAAGCTCAATCATGACGCATTTCGGGCGGATGACGCCGGGGTCGTTCGCCCAGGGGACATTCGCCGCGGTAAGGGCGGCCGAGCACTTGGTAATCGCGTCCTGCAGAAAGCCCATCAGCCGACCTGTGGCCTCTTGCAACCGAGGAGCGCCAGGATCTGGCCGAGGGACTGGCCGGGGATCTGGGCGATGCCCTGGGCGTCGAAGCTGGCGTAGCCGTCCACGGCGCCGCGCTGGCGAAACAGCTGGGCCGCATACATGATGACAGCGAGCTTGGAGTCGTGGGACGGCGCGATGTTCGGATGGTCCTCGTAGCCGGCGCGGTAGCGGTACTGCCAGCACCTGTCGTTGGCGGCCTGGGTGCATTCGTCGAGGAAGGTCTGGTCGTCGCCGGTGGCGTCGTACCCAAGCCAGATCTCGACATCGGCTGAGGCGGCCCACAGGACCTGGAGGTGAAGCTGGCCCCAGGCCTCCTGGGAGGCGACTGTGGCGTTGCCGGTTTGGTACTGGATTGTCTTGGCGGTGGCGTTCACGGCGGTGACGACGGCGTTGTTCTGGTTCCAGGACACGGTCGTGAGGCCGCCGACATCGACCTTGGAGCCAATGAGGATGCCGTTGACATCGGAGAGGGTGAGAGTCCACAGGCCACTCGTTGCCGTGATGTTGCCGATAGTCCTGTCAAGGGCAATCGGGAATGTTGGCGCGGTCATCTCTCACCCCCTCCTAGTCGTTGTTCGCGTCGATCAGGCGATCTTGACGAACTTCGCCGCGTAGATCATGAGGGTTCCCATGTAGCCGTAGAACGCGATGGTCCGGGACAGCTGGTTGGGGACATCGACGGTGAGGGCGCCGCGGAGGTCCTCGTAGATCTCGAACCCGTCAGCGTTGCCCACGGCGAGGAAGTCGCTGTTGTAGGGCGTGACGACCACGGTGAGGCCGAAGGCGTTGCCGTCGAGGGAGCCGGGGCGGAGGTTGCCGTAGGCGTTCATCGGTCCGATCTGGGGGAACAGCGGACGGTCCGCTGTGTCCGAGAGCTTTCCAAGGGCGGCCCAGTACGAAGGACTGCAGAAGAGATGGGTCGGGAGGTGTGAGCTGTTCGCCAGGATGGTGGCGGAGCAGTCGTACACGAAGTCGGCCCACGCGGCCGGGTCGGTCACATCGAACGCGGCCTGGGTGGCGCTGATGCCGGACTCGAGGTTGGCCTCGACGACCGTCTCCGTGGCCTTGGCGTAGACGCGCGTCATGTCGTCCAGGAGGACGCCGATGATCTCGGGCGAAGTTGTGTCGATGGAGAACTGGCTGACCTCGACATAGCCGCCGTACTGGACCTTGGTCACCTGGTTGTCGGTGACCACGAAGGTGCCGGACTGGATGTTGTTGTTGTTCTCCGTGACGGCGGCGACCGAGGTGTGGGTCGTCACTTCGGGGCGGATGAACACCTTGCCGGCGCGCGGTGCCTGTCGGGCGCCGATGGCGTCGATGACATTTCTCCGGCCGATGAGTCCGTTGTAGACGGGCTGGACGATGGGCTCCGGAAGGAGGCCCGGGAGGTCAGAGGTGACCACATCCGGCGCCCCAGCGCGGAGACGGGCGTTGAACTCGGCGAACTCGGTGCCGCCCTGGAGCATCTTGGAGATGTACTCGGAGGCGGACGGGAGCTTGAACTCGCGTCGTGCCTGGGCGTACATCGGGGTGGGGATGGTCTCGGCCGCGGCCTCGACGGGGTTGTTGTTGTCCACTTGGGTTTCCTCCTCGGGAACTTCGGGGTGGGTGGGGGCTTCGTCGTCCTCGGGGGAGGATGCGGCGATCTGGGTGATGCGAGCGTCGGCGAACGCCGGCATCGCGACAAGGCTGACCTCGTGCATGAGGCCCTCGGACACGATCATCGTGCCGTCCTTGTTGAACTTGTACTTGGTCGGCGTGAAGCCGGCGGAGACGGAGTCATACGCGCCGGCCTTGACCAGCTCGATTGCGTCGTCGGCGGCGCGCGTCTTGGCGAACTTGGCTGTGAACAGGAGACCCATCTCGGAGTCGGCGAGCTCGGTGACGGTGCCGCGGAGCTGGTTCAGGTCGTGGCCCTCGAGGAGCTTGGGCTTGGTCTCGAGGTCGAAGGCGCCGCGGCGTACGATGACCTTTTCGCTTCCGGACAGGGTGGCCTGGACATCCCAGGGGATTGCCACCCCGGTGATCGTCCTGGGTGACTCGTCCTCGCCGGCGGCGGCGTCGAGCGTCACGGGGATGGCGGTGAAGGTGAGCTTCATGACGGTGAGTCCTCCATGTCGGGGACATCGGGCTCGACCATCGGCCCGTTGTCGGATACAAGCCCGAGGGCTTCTTCGTAGTCGAACTCCACGAAACGGCCCCTGGGGAGGATGTCGTTCATGGACAACCGGGCGCTGATTGCCCTGGCGTACTGTGACGCGCCGAAGATCCACAGGTCTTGGCGCGCCTGTTGCGCGTTCTGGTAGGTCATTGACGACCCGGGCGTCGGGGCGTTGACAAGGTACGCCGGCACGGAGCACAGCCTCGCGAGCTCGAGCGCCTGGTATTGGCGCTGTGCCGCGTTGACCTCGCCCGGGTCCTTCTTGTACTCGACGAACTCGACATAGTCGTTGAGGGCGCCGACCGTGGAGCCGTCCTTGCGGAGCTCGGCCCACGCTTCGGCGAGGTCGGTGAGCTCGTCGCCCGACATCGTTTCGCCGCCGCGCTGTTGGAGGTAGCCGGGGACCTGTTCCTGGGTGGCCATGCGGTCCGCGAACTGGTCGAGGTGGAGGGCGATGGAGACGGCGCGGTTGCCGGTCCACACCAGGCCGACAGACGGCGACAGGAAGGTCACCACATTGGCCGGGTCGAGCTGGACGCCGTTGAACTCGATCTCGGTCGGCATCGCGAAATACTGTGGACCGTTCTGGTTGGGTGTGGCGATGTTCGCCGCCGGCAACCATTGGAAGGTCGCCGGTCGGTTGTCGTCGGCGCGCCGGCTGGACACCCACAGGAAGGCGCGGCCGTAGAACCACAGGTCCCGGAACAGGTTGGAGAGGACGAACTGTTGTGGGACGGTCGGGTCGAGCTGGTCCATCCAGGGTTCGTTCGGGAGGTAGATCTCCTCGTAGCGTTCGCCGGTCCATTGGCGCGTGTAGTGCTTGAGCTCGAGCTCGCCGATGAGGGAGCTCATGAGGTCGGAGGACCGCGACACGGTCGGGAGGGTGAGGGCGAGCGTCTCGAAGGAGCCCACGGTATAGGTGTAGTAATCCCCGATCATGGAGACTCCACCGGCGGCGGCCTTGAGCCCGACCTCGACGGACGCGATGCGCGGCTTCGTTTCTTTCCGTCCGAACAGACCCATTGCTCGGATGCTCTCAATGTTTACGAAATGATGCAAGCACCTAACGCGATGTTCCGAGCGCGGCCTTCCCGACCGCCCGGGGACGCGACGCGAGACCGGCGGCGAAGATGGTGAGACGGGCCAGCTCGATCGGGCCGGGCGACCGCTTCGAGCTGAGCGCGACGGCGTGTTGTTGCCTGATGGCGACGGCCCGGTTCATGTGCTCGGCGAGCGCCTCCTCGCCGGCGTGACAGATGCGGCGCTCCATGATGAGGTTCTTGGCAAGGCCGGTCCACTTGAGGAGCTCGCCGTATCCCACGATCGTTTTCCGTTTCTCCAGGTGTGGGGGGACATGGGCCTCGAGCGTCGGGGTGATGGCGAGCTTCACCTGGGCGTTCTCCATCCGGCCCAGGATCTGGGCCTGGCACTCGGCGAGGGTTGCGACCTGGAACGCTGGGCGGACATGGACGCGGCCGAGGTGGTCGACGCCGGCCTCGATGCCGAGGTATCGGGAGTCGTCGAGGGAGCTGTCGACGGCGAGGATGATCTGGCCGGTGTCGGGGAACGGCTGGTCGGTCCGGCAGGCCTCCCATTCGCCGGGTTGGAGCCAGGCGGCGTCGGCGTCGACGAACAGGTTGAGGCCGCCGCGGAGGAAGCTGATTCTGTCGGGGTGGTCGGCGTCGGTGAGGAGGTCCTCAAGCTGGACCAGCGTCCCCATCGAGGGGTTGGCCTGGACCCAATGGGTGGTGTCCATTGGGTCGGCGCCGGGCGGCATGGACCATTCGGCGAAGTAGAACTTGCCGGCGCGTCCTTCGTAATCAGCTTGAGGCCTTGCTCCCGGTAGCGGAGCTGGGCGGTGGATGCCTGCGTGCCGGCGGTCGAGGTCATGAGCATGAGGGGCGCTCCGCCGGCGGTCGTCTTGTTTCGGGCCTTCATGGTTTGCCGCCACCCGGACGCGAGAACCTCATCGGTCATGTTCCAGATCTCGTCGGCCCATACGAAGTCACAGCTCAGGCCGTGAGGCGCGGCCGGCGTCCCGGCCTTGACATACCACCTCGAGCCGTCGGGGCCTTTCGCCTCCATCCGGCCGTAGCCCCATTTCAGGGTGAAGCCGAACACCTCCTTGAGGACCGGGGCGACGCGCTCGAATTGTTGGCAGGCGAGGGAAAGCTCGGCGGCGGTGTTGACCACGGTCTGAGGTTTGCCGCGCTGGGTCGCGTACTCGGTCACCCACCACCCGAGGACCGCCTGGCCGAGGACGGTCTTGCCGTTCTGCCGCGCGACGCTGATGTAGCCGGACCTGTTCACCAGATCGCCGGCGTCGTCCAGCTCGAGGAGACCGTCGAGCGCGTAGGCCTGCCACGGGAGGAGCTCGACGCCCAGGTAGCGGCGCGCCCATTCGACCACCGCCGGACCGGCCGACCGAGATCCCGACCGTACCGTTTCCAATCGGGGAACAACCAAACCTTCCCGGGGACTTTCCCTGGGAATACCGCCGGTTCCGACCTTCGGGGATAGAGCCCCT